GTGCTCACCGAAAAGCAGATCAGGGCGCTCAAGCCCGAAGCCAAGGAATACACGGTCAGCGATGGCCGCACGGCGAGAGGGGAGGGCGTGCTGCTGCTGCGCGTGCGCCCCAATGGCACGAAAGAGTTCTATTACCAGCGCCGGCAGGGTGACCGGAAGATCAAGCAGAAGCTTGGCAACTGGCCGGCCCTGAGCCTGACCGAGGCCCGGGATAGGTCTCGCGAGCAGAAGGAGGTGCTGATCGAGCCCGGCACCTTCAACGATCTGTTGGACACCTACGTCGCCAAGCTCAAGGCCGAGGGCGCCGCCACGGCAGAGCACGTCAACTGGTCTTTCAAGCATTACGTGCTGGAGCCGTTCCCGAACCTTGGCAAGCGCCCCGCCGCGTTGATTTCACCGGCCGATATCCGCGACATCATCAGCCAGATGATCGCTGGCGGCATCACCACCGCCTGCAACCGCGTGCGCTCGCGACTGCACGCTGCCTTCCAGCACGCCCTGCAGGAGGAATTCAACCCGCGAAACTTCCACGCCAACAAAGTGAAATTCGGGCTGCAGTCCAATCCAGTGGCATCGATCCCGGTGCAGTCCGACTGGGAGGCCCCGGGGGAGCGAAACCTGTCTGTAGCCGAACTGGGGATCCTCTGGAACCTGCTACCCGAGCAATTGACGCTCACGACCTCGGAACTGCTCAAGTTCCTGATCGCCACTGGTGGCCAGCGCCCCGAGCAGTTGCTGCGTTCCGAGCGTACCCTGTACCAGCGTGACCATATGATCATCCGCAACGCCAAGGCCGGCGTTGGTGAGCGCAGCATGCACGTTGTGCCGCTCAATGCGATTGCCAAGGATTGCCTGGTCGAGATGGATGCGATCAGCGAAGCCAGCGTTTACCCGTTCCAGGGCAAGAAGCCTGGCCAGGCGCTGCAGGCGCAGTCCCTTTCGCGAGCCGTGACGGCGTTGTATGGGCGGCATGCCAAGCTGTTCAATGGGCCGTTCACGCTGCGCGACATTCGCCGCACCTGCACGACCCTGATGGGCGCGGCCGGGCTGGACAAGTCCCTGCGCGACCGCATCCAGGGGCGTGCCTTCAATGATGTAGGGTCGAAACACTACGACCGCTACGACTACTTCAAAGAGAAAAAAGCCGGCCTGAATGTCTGGGCCAAGTGGCTGCAGCAGAACATCATTACCCAGAAAGCCTGAGGGCCGCTTACGCGGCCCCCTGGGGTTTCCATTTCGTCGGGTTCTGCTGCCAGTGGGCGACCTCCGATGCACGCCAGCCGACTCGGCCCGCAGTGATGGGGACCGGGGGCGGGAAGCGCTCGGCCTTCACTTCGCGCCACAGTGTGGAGCGCGCCAGGCTCGTTGCCTCGAGCACTTCTGCCTCGCGCAGAAAACGATCCAGGGTCTTACCCACGGTTGCCTCCCATCCATTCGTTTCGATGTTGCCACTGGCGGCGCATTTCGGCCACCAGTTCGGCAGCAGCTCCAGCGCCCCGCCGCTTGGCGATCAGCTCGGTGAGTTCTTCGATACGGTCTGGCGTCGAGTAGCCACGCCGCAGCCAGTCGCGTGCCTCGCACTCGTGCATGTGCCGCCGCTGGTCATCCACGGGCCACCTCTATGGCTTTGTCGGCCCTGACCAGCATGGCCAGGGCGTTACGGTAGGCACGCCAATCGCTCGGCGTGCTGCTGGTGAACACTGGCGGGCGCCCTGGCTTCTGAAAACGGACGTGGCCACCGCGCGTGCGGCAGGCCTGCCAGCCGTTGTTGTGGGCGTAGACCAGCAGTGCCAAAAGCGATTTACCGCAGCGGTGGCCGGTGAGTACGTATAGGCTCATAACGTTCGACTCCCTGCCGCAATGTTGCTCCCACAGATGCGGGCTACCTCAAGAAGCCATGCCGCCAGCTCGACGGGGGTTGCCTCTCGCTCTTTTTTGCTGACTTCGGGCCTGCGACGTAGATGCTGATTCAGGCTGCTCTGCGCAATTACATGGCTTGCCTCGCCCATCCGATAAGGTATAGGGGGAAGCTGGCACGGCGCGGCGCCGCAGATGTATAGGCGTGTCAGCTTCTCTGCGCGGTGGCCCCACCACCATTGGGAAATGACCAGCGTCCAGCCGTTCCAATTGTCCTGCTCGCCAGGTTCTGGTAGGGGCTTTTCCTTCCAGAGCAAGCTGCTGGCAGGGTGTTCGAGCACGCCACCATAGCTGCGGATCTGGTCGACAGCCCACAAGGCGAGCCCTTTTTCACCTGGGCGGGGCTTAGCGAATGTGCGGAGACGCCCCCACGCGCGGCATGGTGGATGGGCAACGATTGGCGCACCTCCAGGCCAGTTCAATGCGTTGCGCTGCGCATCCCACACGTCAGCCGCGCTGAAAGTCTTGTAGATGCTGTCGGAGCGCGCGAATAACACTGCTACCTGGCTCATACAGCGGCCTCCATCGGTACCCAGTCGCTGTCGCACAGGCCGTATGCACTGGTGCAGGCCTTTGAGTCGGTTTCGCCATCGGTTGCGATCAAGTCATACTGGATACCACCTCGGGTGGTACGTGACCACTCAACTGCCTGGCGGATGTTGGCCAGAGCGACGATCTGCGCGACATCCATTTCCTTGATCGAGCCTTGTTGGTGCTTAGCGTTGGCGCCCGCGAAGAACGTTGCGCCGCCGCGCTTGCTGGCCTGTCGTACCAGATCCTCCCAGCGGGCAATACGGTCAATATGGTGTGGCCACCGTGCAGCGATCTCTCGTAGCTCACCCTTCCGGCAGTTGATGCAGGGCATGCAGCCTACCCGGCTGGCCCCCATGGTGTAGAGCGGGTTAGGTTTGATGCCCATGGCGCGGTGTGCCTCGAACACGCTGTCCACGTTCCATCTGAGCAGCGGGCGATAGTTGTAGAGTCCACCGCCTACTGCTTCGCATTCGGGCAGGTAGCGGCGAACATCGGATTCGTCGGCGCGCACACCCTGCCAGCTCATAATCATGTTCGGGCCATCCATCAGCGGCAGCATGACCTGCTCCACGATGACATTGCGCTTCAGCTCCTCGGTGCAGAACTGCGCCTTACGGCTGGGAAAGCGGCCTTTCCATAGGCAGAGGTCCAAGAAGGGCACACCTGTCGGCTGCAGCACTTCCAGTGCGGCCAGCACTATGGTTTCTGCCACTCCCTGCTCGCGCCATTTGGTGGCGATGAATTCGCGCTTGCGGGCGATCTGCCGGGAGAAGTCAGCGCGGCGGTGCTCGATGGCCACGCCTGTGGCTTGCGCCAGGTAGTCGATATATTCAATCGTCAGCTCGTGTTCGTTGCCGGTGTCCGCAAACACGGCGCGCAGATTGGGCGCGTCTTGGGTTAGAGCGAGCAGCAGCAGGGCGGTGCTGTCCTTGCCACCCGACACGCTGACGATGTTGTGCTGCAGGCCGGGTAGTTCATTGGCGGGGTGGAATGGCCAGCGAATTGCGTTCGCCAGATCAACGTGACGACCAATATCAACGACCATAACGGCGGCGCTCCTGAAGGGCCTGTTTCTTGGCGACTTGCTCGGCCATGTAGGTTTGCCAGTGGGCGTCCTTCATCTTCTGTCGAATGCGGCTGCATTTGGCGTGTTTACGGGTGGAGCGGGCCTTGCCGCAGATGTCGCAGATGCTGGGCATATCCAGGCGGCTGCCGGCGAGTGGGGGCCTGGTGCGGGCCTGTGGTGTGGTAGGCTCTGCGCCGCCGCCTTGGGGTTGATGTGCTTGCATGGTGCTTCTCCTTTGGGGTGGTTGGCGTCGGGGGTTGCAGCCCCCGGCGCCGTCTTTTTTCCGGCCTGGCCGGTGTCAGCTGAGGCGGTACTGCTTGCCGTCGTCGATCACGTAGAAATCCACGTCCTTCTGGCGGTACACGCCGCCGATGCCGCCGTGCACGATGTAGTCGTCGTAGGGCGGTGCAGCCACGCGCACCGGGAACAGCTTGTCGCTCTGGTGGGCGTACTCGCTTTTGCGCTTGATCAGGGCGTACAGCTGCTGGCCGTAGGGGCGGCAGCCAGCCGGGCCGTGGGCGGCTTCGAAGCCGAGCCAGGCGGCGCGAGTTTCCAGGTTCTGGAATTGGCCACCGTCTTGGGTCATGTCGTAGCCGCGGGGCAGGGCCCAGTCTTCGAAGGCCATGGCCACTTCGAGGTTTTCGAGGGGCTGGCTCATGCGCGGGCCTCCAACTTGGCCTGGCGGGCGGTCTGGTACTCGCTGGGGAGGATTTCTGAGGCGCCTTCGATCCAGCCACTGGTTGGCTGACCGGCAGCCAACGCGGCTTCGTGATCAGCCTGGCTGATCGAAAAGCCCAAGTTGAAATAGGCGGTGTTCTGGTGCTCGAACATGATGCCGCCGCATAGCCAGAGGTTGCCGGTGTTGATGCTGAGCCGATCCCAGTATTCGGCGCTACTCAGCCTGGCTGGGCAGTGTTCCTGCCACAGCTGTTGCAAGCGCTCGTGCTCGGCGCGGATCGCTGCACGTTCTTCCTTGGTGATGCCCTTCGGGAGCTTCGGCGCGCTGCGCAGACCTCGGAACCCCCATTCATCTGGGCGGCACCAGTGTGCGTCCAGCTCGCGGGAGTCGCTGAGCTTCACGCCGCCGGCGAAGTTGGAGCCGACGTCATGCATCGGAGCAACCTTGCCGCCGATCAGCTTGCCCAGGTCGTTCAACTGTCCGAGGAAGCGATCTTTCGCTTGGTAGTAATCGACGACGATGGCCACCGTCTCTGGAGCTGCCGATTTGTAGTGGTATGACTGCATGGTGCTTCTCCTTCGGGTGATGCCCAGGCGTTGCAGCGCCTGGGCGGCTGGGTCAGTGGGTGAGTGCCAGCAGCAGGTCCGGGGCGGCGTTGGCGCCGGCGGCGAGCAGCAGCAGGGCGATGCCGCTGCCGATCAGGGTGGCGATGACGCTGGATGGGGTTTCATCGTTCATGGCTCAGTCCTCGACCGGGCCGCGGGTGCGGCCGACGGTGTGCCAGGCCATTTCGCGTACGGTGGCCTTCGCGGCGTCCAGGGCTTCGGCCGGGACGTTGAACAGGGCGTCGAGGAAGTCGAGCAAGGCGATCAACTGGGCGTGGTTGCGGGCGTCGCGGATGTGCAGCTCGGCGTGCACCTGGTCGGCCAGCTCGAAGGCCAGTGCCTCGGCCTTGCCCATGCAGAACACGGCCATGTCCTTGTGCTCCTGCACCTCCGTCAGGAACTCGGCAAGGTCGCTGATCTGCAGGGCGTGCAGGGCTTGAACGGCCGCGCTGCGCTCACCGCTGTGCTCGGGACGCTTGAGCTGTACCGCGACGCTGCGCTGTTCGAAGGTGCAGGGGGCGGTGCCGACGATGACCAGGGCACCCCTGAACTGGACTTGCTCGCCAACTGCGCGGCGCACCACGCTGTTGCCGGTGTACAGCTGTTTCAGCGCGTCCCAGTCGAACTGCAGGGGCTCAGAGGCGTTGCCGACGTCATCAATGACCACTGGCTCGTTGACGGCCATGGCCAGCCTGGCAATCAGGGCGCCGAAGCTGTGATTGGTCAGTGTGATGTGGTCGCGCTCGACAACGCCCGACAGCTTCCACAGGTTGCTGACCAGGGTGGATTTACCGCCGCCTGCATCGCCGTGGATCTGCAAGATGGGGTAAGTGCCCTGCAGGTTGCGGATGCGCTCGGCATGGTAGGCGCCGGCCCACCAGGCCAGGGCGACGAGGCCCTTGGCGCCGAATGCGGTGGTGAACAGCTCCAGCCATTTCGGGGTTTGTTGGTTTTGCATGGTGCTTCTCCTTTGGGGTTGTGTGCCTGGGCGTTGCAGCGCCTGGGCGGCTAGGGCTGCTGGAAAATCCAGCACTTCACGGTGGGGGCCTTGAAGACGGTGAGGTTGGCGCGCTTGGCCTGGTGCTTTCGTACGGCACTGCAGACGGCGCGATTGGCGTCGACGAACTTGCGCGAACGGCTGTCCTTGAGCAGGTCACGCAACAGGCCGATATCGGGCAGCTTCTGTTTGTGCTCGTTGGCGCGTTCGTAGAATTCGTTGAGGTTGATGGCGATTTCGCCGGTTTCGGGCTTGTTGCTGTGGTTCACCACTGGCCCTTCGCCGTCCAGGCCCTCGAGGTAGTCGAAGACTTCCCAGAACTCGGCCACGGCCGCATGGTCGGCGCTGATCGAGCCCTGGCGTTCCAGGGCCATGGCAACGATCTGACGCTGGGTGGCGCTGTGCTGTGTGTCGCTGATCGGCACCACCTGGCGCAGGCAATCGAGCAAAGCGAGCAGTTGGGCGTGGTTCTTGCTGATGCGCTCGACGCGGATGTAGCCGCGCAAGGTGTTGCCACAGTGGCGGCAGGCGGCGTTGTCGTTGCCATCCTCGAAGGCGGCGCCGCAGCTCCAGCAGTGGGTATGCAGGCGGCGCAGGCGGGCCTCATGGCCCGGAAAGGTGTCGGCGAATTGCTCCAGCACGCTGGCCTCGGCCTTGATGGCCAGCAACAGGAAGTGGCTGAGGATGCTGCCGTCCAGGGCGTTGAGTCTGTCTGCCGCGGCGCGGCTTTCCGGGGTGACAGTGGGGCGCAGGAAGTGCAGCTTGCCAATACGGGTCATGATGGCCTCGTGGGCGACCACGGCGGCGTTCTGGGTGATGGCGATGGCGCCGCGAAAGGGTGGTTCGTAGGTCTCGTTGCCGGCTGTCTTCACGCCCTTGGTCGCCAGCGTGCCGCCACCGTAGAAATCCTTCAGTTCGTCCCATTCGAACGTCTTGGCGTGGGCCTTGTCGTCACCGTGGCGGTCGGCTTCCAGGTAGACCACAGGCATGCCGGCGACCTGCGCCATGAGACGGGAGCGGCCGGCCTTGGTGGACTTCATCGGGTCGAAGCCCTCGTAGCCCTCGCGGCCGAGCAACTTCCACAACAGGTTGAGCAAGGTGGTTTTGCCGGCGCCGGCCTCGCCTGTGGCCTCGAGAAACAGGTAGGACTGCCAGCGCGCGCGGATCTGCTCGCAGAACAGCGAGCCGAAGAACCACGTCAGTGCCACCACGCCCTGTGCCCCGAAGCACGTCCACAGCAGGCCGAACCATTCGCTGTCGTATGCCTTGGCGTCGCGGCTGGGGCGGATGGCCACGCCCTTCTGCAAGGTCTTGATGCGCAGCTTGCCGAACTCGAAATAGTCCTCGGCGTTGGCCTCGTACACCTGGCCATCCTTGACGGCAACGTCGCCGAACACGTAGCAGCCGTGCTCCTTGCTGTAGCCCACGAAATCGATGGTCTCCACGGTTTTGATGCCGTAGGTCTGCTGCTTCATGATCTTTTCGAGCTGCTGGCCGGTGCCGGTGAACATGGCCCCGGCGGCCATGCCGAGAAGGCGCTTCTTGAACTCGCTGGCGGCAGCAATGTGCGTGGCGGTGAAGGTGTTCTTCACGCTATCCGCGCCGTGGGGGAAGTCGACCCGCAGGTAGTACCAGGACTCGTCGGTGATCTCGTTGCGCTGGAAATACAGGGCCTCGAAGTAGCAGTTGGCGATTTCCACCACGCTGCCGGACAAGCGCAGTGCCTTCTCGCGGACTTCCTTGTTGCTCTGCGTATTGCCTTCGTCTTCTTCCAGTGCCTGGACGGCCTTGTTGTATTTGTCCAGGTCGAGCGCCCACCAGTACAGCCGGCTGTCGTAGCCGAAGTGAAATTCCCGCCACTCGTTGCGCTGGTAGATCAGCAGGCCCTTTTCCGATGCGCTGTCGGCGATCAGCAGCGCGCCTTGGTAGCGGGCTTCGTCCAGATCAGTCGCTACACGCTCGGCGCGTTGCTCGGCGTCGTCGATGAACGCCCAGCGCTGATGCAGGTCGTTCCAATCGACCTTCTTGCCCTTCTGCGGGACCTGCGCCGCTTCGCAGCGGAAGCCCATGGCTCGGGCCATGGTCACCCACTTGCGGGTGAGGCTGCGGGCAACGGGCTCGTTGTCCAGTGCCCAGACCAGTGTCGGCAGGGGGCGGTCAGCTTCGCTGCAGGCCTGTTTCAGCTCGCGCAGTGACTGCTCGGGGAACGGCGCACTGGACATCATGGAAACGGCGTTGATGCCGTGATGCAGCAGGCCGATGGCGTCGAAAATGCCCTCGACGATCAGCAACTCGCTGACCTCCAGCAGGTTCAGCGACGGCGGGCACCACCACACGCCCTTGTAGCTTTCGCCGGGCTTGAAGCGCGCCTTCTGCTTGCCGAAGCGCTCGGGGCGGTCGATCAGGCGCTCCCAGTAACCACCTTTGGCGAGCGGGAAACGCACGGTGGCGCTGCCAATGCCGAGTTCACGCGACCAGTAATGCTCCTGGCTGAACCAACCCTCGATCAGTTCCAGGCGAAAGCCCCGTGCGAATTCCAGGTAGGCGCGGGCGGTAGCGTTGGGCTGCTGCTCGGTGGCGGGCGCGCGCTCGCTCCAGTCGTTGAACAGGTCGTCGTACAGGTCTTTGACGTGGTACTGCGCACCGCACTTGCCGCGGCCGCAGATCAGCATCCAGGGCGAGTCGGTGAAGGTGTACAGCTCGGGCTTGCCGCAGGCCGGGCACTTGCCCTTGCGCATGTACTTGGAGCCCTTGATGGGCTTGAGGCCTGCATAGTCGCGCTGGATGCGTTGCAGCACCTCGGTGCGCAGGGACTCCTGCATCTGGCTCATGCCTGGCCCCATACGAAGGCGTGCAGCTCGGCGGCCAGTGCGTTGTACTGGTCGGCAGTGATGACATCCAGCTCCAGATAGGCGCAGAGGATGCCGCCGAGGCGCTGCTTGATATCGTGGCGGGCCTCACCGGTCGCGCTTATCAGATCTTTCAGGAACATGGCCAGTATGTAGCGCTCAGGTGTGGCGGCCAGGGCCTTGAGCAGGGGAAGGGGGGGAGTCGGCATGGTGGCGGGCCTTATCGGTTGGCAGTGAGCGCGGCTTGTAGCGCGCCGATGGTGCGTTTGTGCCCGGCCAGGGCCGGGTGGTCGTCGAGGATGCGAGCGCTGCGCAGCGGCTCGGGCACGTGGCGGTAGCGGTCGTCGTACCAATGCAGGTCGAAGCCCTGGCGCAGCTCGCTGCGCAGGCTCTGCAACCAGGCCTCGGCGATGGGCTTGGGCAGTCCGATGTGGATGTCGATGTCTGCTGGCATGGCGTACTCCAGGCGCAACTTGCCCAAACCCACGGCGTGGGCTGGGGATTCAGGGGTTAGGGGTGCTGTCGGTCGGGGCCGCTGGCCAGGTCCCAGCCGACCCAGATCCGCGGGTAGGGCTGCAGCTCACTCATGGCCAGTTGTGCCAGCCGTGGCGCCAGGAACAGGGGAACGTCCAGGGCCTGGACCAGGTGCTGGCAGGCACGCTCGAACAACTGCGGATCGCCGGCCAGGTGCTCGGCCTGGTGCTGCTCGAGAAAGGCCCGGGCGCAGCCCTGCATGCGGGTGCGGTAGTCGGTGGCGTCGATCGGTGGCAGTTCGGTGGTCATACCGCTTCCTCCAGTGCGTCCAGCAGGTCGAGCTGATCCTTTTTCAGGCGGCAATCTTTATGCGCCTGGCGCTTCACCACAGAGGGGGCCAGCGGCAGGGTGATGCGCGGTTTGTCCATGCCCGAGGCGTTGAGCCCGTAATCCCAGTTGAGGGAACCCACGATGTTGTAGCCGCAGGGCACGTAGGTGCACTGGCCGTACATGGTGCGAAACAGCGGGCTCTGGCCCTCGCTTGAGCGAATCCGCACGGGATTGCCGCAAGCCGGGCACACCAGCTTGTAAATGCTCAACTTGTCTCCCCGCCGCTAGTCGCGGCACCGGCTGGGCCGGTTAAGTGGCGACGCATCCCGCGCCTGGATCGGTTCCTGGTGCTCGCCCTGGTTTTCCAGGGTCGGGCGGTGTTACTTGCTGTGCAGCACAAGCACGGCGGTTATCTCGGCGTGGCGTGCGGCGATATGTGTGCGATGGGCGGCGAGGATGGCCTCTACCTCGGCGGTTTCGATCACGCCGTCTACCAGCGCCTGGGCGATCAACTGGTCGACCATCCCGCGCTTGAGGGTGGTGCTCAGCGAACGGGCATACAGCTCCAGGTTGTCCAGCTCGCTGCACTCGGGCATGGGCACGAACACGCCGCCGTACAGGTGGCAGATGTAGTCGGGGAGAAGGGTGGAGCCAGCCTGCTGCTCGAGCTGGTGCACCTGGGCGTCGGTCAGCGGTTGGCTGCCGGCGTTCTCATACATGTGGTTGTCCAGCTTCTTGAGTGGCAGCCCAAGACGCGCAGCAGCAGACTCGCGGCCACCAGGGAAGCCCGTGATTACGGCGCTCATGACCTGGCGCCGGCTTTCTAGAATCGCCGGGCGGCGTTTCTGGTTTTCGGTAGGGACGGTGGCCATTACTGTGCGACCTCAGCTGCTTTGATACCTAACGCGACAGCAGCTTTATGTGCGGCACCTCGGCGTCCTTTCTTCACGCCAGCCAGCACCTGATACGTGGTGTGCAGATCGAGGTCGTTCTCGCTTGCGAATTCCTTGACGGATTTGCCCTGCGATTCGATCCATTCCTTTGCTTGTGCAGCGGTGCGAGTGGCGTGCATCATTCAAAACCATTCAAAAGCGTTCAATGTGGCAAAGATTACCACTCATTCGAGTGGTGTCAATGGGGATTTCTATCCAAATGAGTGGAATTGGCGATCGCCTACGCGAGGAGCGCGAGCGGCTGGGCATGTCTCAGGCCGTTTTTGGTGAGCTGGGCGGTGTTAAAGCAAACGCCCAAGGTAACTATGAGAAAGGGGATCGCTACCCCGACGCTGCCTATCTGGCCGCTGTCGCAGAGCGCGGAGTGGATGTGCTTTACGTGGTGACTGGTGAGCGCAGGCCTACTAGCGCTGACAGCATCAGCAGTGCCGAGGTGGACCTGCTTGAGCACTACCGCCAACTGCCGGCGAATGACCAGACGCACACCAATAGGATGGTTACCGCCATGGCCGAGATGGCCGGGCGTTATGAGGTAAACGGCGACAAGTAGGTCGCCGCACCGGATGTTGTTCGCTGGCCATGGGGGCCGGTGATTTCAGGATGAAGGGGAGGGAGCTATGCAAACTAGGTTTGCCAGCCTAGCGCTCGCTGGGCTTTTCGCTGTCGGTGTCCTACCGACATTCGCCGTTGCCGACGACAGTGCGATCCAGGCTCATTGCAGCGATGAGTGGCCTGATGATGCAGAGATGCGTGCCTTTTGCGTTTCCGAGCAGCGTAAGGCGTTGCGGCAACTGGCTAATTACAGTGGGTCAATCCGCCAGCATTGCGAGGGGGAGTGGGGCACGAATTTCGAGATGGTTGTGTACTGCATCAAGGAACAGCGTTCCGCCGAGAAGGCCATTGGAAACGCGCCACAGGACGAAATAGCCACCCGCTGTGCACGAGAATGGCCGGGCCAATTCGATATGCAGGAACACTGCGCCAAAGAGCGAAGAACTGCCAAGGAAAACATCGAACTCAACTACTCAGGCTCTCAGCGGCGTGCTTGCGAGCGCGAGTGGGGAACCCAGTATGAGATGGTCGAGTACTGCATTCAAGAAGGGGAGTGATGTCGTGGGGTTGATTGCCTGCAAAACATGCGCTGCAAAAATTGCGAAAGAGGCTAAAACGTGCCCGCAGTGCGGGGGGACTAATTCCGCAGCTTATACAGGGGCTCGTATAGGGGCGTTAGTCTATCTAGCAATGATTGGCGGATTTTTCTATGCAGTTTGGCAGATGATGACGCCTAGTTAATTGCTTTCCTTTCAATGCCATGTGACTGCGTGGTTAGTCGGCTTTGCGAGAGATTTTACAGATGATGAAAGAAGTGTCTCCTGATGAAGAGTCCCCGGCGGGAAAAATAAACTCGGAAGATGAACCGCCCAAGAGAAAAATGCCGTACAGGAATTTAATGACGGAGTTGACTCTAGAAGATATGTCAAATCCTGGCGTTCACAAATTGATGCTTGCAGAAAATAGCAGGTTGGAAAGTGAACTATTCAAAAGTGAGGCTATCATAATATCTCATCACGAGCTTAGAGTTACGCACGCTGAGGTTAAGGGTGAGCTAGATAAATTTAAAGGTATGAATAGGTATTTAGATACCCTTTACAGTGCAGGGCTTGGAATTGGTACAGCATTGGCGGGTATATCAATATCGATTGAGCCGTTTGTCGTTGCTTTCGCAGTCGCATGCCTAGGGATCGCTATTGCGGGGATTTCTGTTGCGGCCAGGATGAAGCGTTATGAGAATTAAAGTTCGTTCAGTCCAAGATGCTGGCAACCTAGAAAAAGAAAGAGTAGTTATCTATGCACTTGAGGATGGACAGATAGGATCTCAGATTCTCGCCTCCACTCAAAGGCATGGAGCTGGGGTGTCAAATGAGATTTATAATGCTTATTGGATTCCAGACCGCGAAATAAAGAAAGATGATGTTGTTGTTGTATATACTAAGTCGGGGAAAAATACTGATAGGAAAAATAAAGATGAAACAAGAAGCTATTTTTTCTATATGGGGCTAGATAAGCCTACTTATGTGAATGACAAGGTTGCTGCTGTTGTTTTTTCCATCGATAAATGGAAGGTTGCCCCTTTGTCTGTAACTCCAGATTCAAATACCGTCGACTCCTAGTTCAGAAAACTTGTGGTGGATTTATTGGCACCCTCGACGCTTCTGTGCTTAAAAGAGTTGTATCTCTGCCGATGCTCTTTGCTCCACTGCACAACATGGAGCATGCAGAGAATGAACGATGGGATTGAGGCTGTTGGTAGTCAACCTGTGGTTGAGGTTGCACAGCCTGATAGGGAACCGCTGACACCACTGGAGCGGATGCTGATTCGGTTTTATCGGGAGCTGGACGAGGGTGATCAGGTCTTTGTGCGGCGAGCGGTGGAAAGCTTGGCACTGCGCAAGCAGTGAGTGACAGAAACCCCGGCCAGGTGCCGGGGTTTTTTGTGGGCGCTCAATCGTCCTTCGGTACCGTCCAGAACAGCTGTATGCCGTCGTCGCGGTGGCAGATGGTGACGTTGTCGTTCTCGCCGATCTCGTCCAACAGCTGGGCCCAGTCGTCCGGGTTGTCGCCTTCGGCGTACAGCAGTACCGCTGATCGGGATTTTTGCGCTGCCGGGGAGTTGATGACCCGCTGAACTCGGGCGCCGAGCAGCTCATAGGTGGTTGGGGCGGCTGCCGTTTGCTGTTTGCCTTTTGCCATCTGGGTAACGCCTCGATTACTGTATGTGCATACAGTAATTCATGGGTTCACCCGATGTCACTCTCCATTCTTGGCCGGCATGACCGGCTCGCGCACCTGCTCCCGGAAGCGAAAGAGCTGCGCATCACGGGCTTTCAGTCGCCGGCCGAAGACGAGGCCGAGGGGCGGCTCTCACTGGACGCGCTGACGGGCCTCGGCGCGCCGCATATCTGGGTGGTGGCGGTGACCGATGACTCGCTGATCGGCTTCGGCCTGTACCAGGGCGATCACTTGGTGGTCGACCGCAGCTACGCGCTGACCATTGGCGATGCACGCACCTACGCGGCGCGGCTGGTGGTGGTCGACCTGGGCGACGGCAGCGGTTACCGCGTGCGGATGATGACCAGCGACGAGGGCGGGCGCCTGGTGCTGCGCGCTGCGAACCGCTTCACGCCGGACGTGAGCCTGGAATGCGAGGAAGCGATCGAGGTGTGGGGCACGGTGACGTGGATCATCGGACGGGTGGGCTGATGCCGGTTTTCGCGTTGATCGACTGCAACAGTTTCTACTGCAGCTGCGAGCGCATTTGCCAGCCCGAACTCAAGCGCGTGCCGGTGGTGGTGCTCTCGAACAACGACGGCTGTGTGATCGCACGAACGGCCGAGGTGAAGGCCCTGGGCATTCCCATGGGCGCGCCGTACTTCAAGGTGCGGGACCAGTTGCGCGGCGCCGGCGTGGCGGTGCGGTCGAGCAATTACACGCTGTACGCGGACATCAGCAATCGGGTGATGCGCACCATCCGCGACATGGTGCCGGCCATCGAGGTTTATTCGGTCGACGAGTGCTGGGCAGACCTAACCGGTGTGCAGGATTTACTCGGCCTGGGCCGGCAGGTGCGCGCGCGGCTACTGCGCGACGTGGGTATGCCGGTGGGCGTAGGCATCAGCACCACCAAGACCCTGGCCAAGCTTGCTAACTGGGCCGCGAAGAAGTGGCCGGCCACCGGCGGCGTGGTGGACCTGACCGACCCGGCGCGGCAAGCCAAGCTGCTGCGCATCGCGCCGGTCAGCGAGGTGTGGGGCATTGGCCGGCGCCTGGCGCCGCAGCTGCAGGCCCTGGGCATCGAAACCGCCTGGGACCTGGCGCACTTCGACGTGCCCACGTTGCGCAAGCAGTTCGGCGTGACGCTGGAGCGCACCGCACGGGAGCTGCGCGGTGTGAGCTGCCTGGACTTCAACGATGGCCCGCCGCCGAAGCAAGCCATCTGCAGTTCGAAGATGTTCGGCGAGCGGCTGGAGCAGATCGAACCGATACGCGAGGCGCTGGCAACGTACGTGTTCCGGGCCGCCGAGAAGCTGCGCAGCCAGGGCTCGTTGTGCGGGGCAATCCAAGTGGGCCTGCGGACCCAGGTGCACAACCCGAACGAGGCGCGCTACGCGGAGGCGCGAACCGTGGCGCTGCCAGCACCGACCGATGACACACGGGCGATCCTGGCGCCGGCGCTGCGGGCGCTTGATGCGTTGTTCCAGCAGGGCTTTCGCTACTCGAAGTGCTCGATCCTGCTGATGGACCTGAGCCGCCGCGGCGAGGTGACCGACGACCTGTTCGCGCCGGCGCCGCGCCCGGGCGGCGAACGGCTGATGGCGACGGTGGACGCGATCAACAAGCGGGAAGGGCGTGGCACCGTGCGACTTGGCAGGATGCCCGCCGACCCCTGGTGGGGCATGCGGCGGGAGATGAAGTCGCTGTGCTACACGACGCGGTGGGATGAGGTGATTGGGGTGCGTGGGTAGGCGGCAGTCATGCGGCCTGGTGCTGCTCGACTTCCCACCCCAGCAAGGCGAGGGCCACAGTGCGCGGGATGGGCTTCTCGCCGCTGCGGTAGTAGGCCAGCATGCGGCGGCTGAGGCCCAGGGCTTCGGCGGCGGCATCAAGGCTCAAGCGATGCTTGGCCATCCAGTTCCAGATCAGTTCGTGCGAGTAGCCACCGGCTTGCTCGATTGCGCGGGCGCGCAAGTTGTCGGCGGCCAGCTCCAGGTCGTCTTCGTCGGCCCAGACGATGCTGCCGCCCCATTGGCCGATGGCGGCCTGGGCGAAGACAGCAGGGTTCGCCAGGCGGGCCAGCGTTGGATGGCGGGCGATGACGTCGTGCAGGTCGACCTGCAGCTGCTCGCCGTCTGCATACGTCAGGCGCAGGGTGGCCGGGGCGAAGGTCTCTACATGGACGATGGTGAAGTGGCGGTTCTTCATGGGTTCAGTTCCTCCCATTTGGCGCTCAACAGCGCGTGATTTTCGGCGGCCCACTGCAGAGCTGCTGCCAGCTCGCGACGGGCGATGCGGCCGGAGAGCACGGCCAGGCCGTTGATTTCCACCAGGGCTTCGCGGCCATCTTGCAGGCGCACGTGGAAGTGTGGCGGCAGGTGATCCCCGGCGTAGAGGGTGATTGTGCAGTTATGGAGGCGTTTGATCGTAGGCATGGTGAGAGTATAAGTGCAATAGTTGCATGGTGCAACAGTTGCATTGCCCTATGCCTTAAGTCGCTTCGCTTCACGTTCCAATGCTCGCTTGGCGCTGGCCTTGCTGGCGTAGAGGTGGGTCAGACGCTTGGGCTTGGCCTGGTCGCCCTGGGTGAGCTTCTTCTGTTGCCCAGTCTTGGCGTCGCGGTACCAGGCGAGCACGCCGGTGTAGCTGTCGGTGAGGTCGGCCAGTTCGGCGAGGTCGTCGTCGGGCAGCTTGGCCTCCAGCTCGAGGCTGGTGGTATAGGCCTCGGGTGTGAAGCTGTGTTGCACGTTGGCGCCGAGCCAGACGATGGCGGCGATTTCGTCCTTGATGCCGGTGAGGCTGTAGGTAAGTTCGGGGATCAGATCGGGGCGCCCCTTGGCGAGCTGGTAGCTCAGGGTGGCGGTGCCGCGCTGCAGGCGGTTCCATTCGGCGCGGGCGGCGGCCAGAGCGGTGGCCTGGTCGGTGTAGGTGTGGCGTAGGTCCTTGAGGTTGTCGCCTGTGCCGGCGATGGCTTCCTGCTTGGCGGCGCTGTTGGTCTCGTAGTAGTAGGCGCGCGCGCCGGTGTAGGCGTTGCGGTCGGCCTGCAGATACCTGTGCTGGTCGCCGTCTGCACGGGTGAGGGTGATATGGGGCAGGGCCAGGCCGCTGGCTGTTGTGCTCGCACCGGTGGGCATGAATAGCAGGCGGCCGGCCTTCACGGTGGCGATGGCATCATGCTGCTCGCCGAGGCGGGCCAGCAGATTGGCGTCGGACTCGTTGGCCTGGTCGAGGTGTGCCAGGGCGATGTTGATCAGCGCCGGGGCGATGATGGCCTGCAGGCCATTGCCGCTGGCCAGGGCGGTGATGACCGCGCCCAGGGTGGCGGCATTCCAGCTGCGTTCGCGCTTGACCTTGAAGCCTGCGCGCAGGTCGGCGCTGCGGGCGCGGATGTTGAGCACGTCCGGCGCGCCGCTGTGCTCGGTCTCGTCGACGGTGTAGGTGCCCTTGTCGGTCAGCCCGGTGTCGCTCCAGCCGAGCCACAGACGCACCACGGCGCCGCGTGGTGGGATGGCCAGCAGGCCGTCGTGGTCGCTGAGCTGGATGTCGAGGGTGTCGGCCTCGATGCCGCGATTGTCGGTGAGGTTGATGCTGATCAGCCGCTCGGTGACGGCGGCGGTGATGTCTCGGCCGTCGACCACGACTCGACAGGCCGGGCGGGGGTAGCCGGTGTTCTCGCCTTGGGCGGCTTCGAGCAGTTGGCCGCCGGCGTAGGCGAGGGCGCGGCTGATCACAGCAGGCCCCTGAGCAGGTTGCCGAGGATGCCAGTGAGGCTGCCGAGCAGGTCGGTGCGGCCGTCGTCAACGCGCTTGAGCACCAGGTTGAATTCGATGCGCCGGGCGGCGCCGTTGGCGAAAAAGTAGGAGCGAGTTTCGCTCAGGCTTTCAATGACCCAGAGGCCATAGACGCGGCCGGTGCCCTCGACCAGGGGCCACGCGCTGCCGGTGTCGGCCATCTGGCGCAACTGGTCGAGGCTCAAGGCCGTGCCGGCCAGCTCGGGCAGCAGGGTGCCGGGCAGGGTGATGCTGTCCTCGCCGCGGCCCAGGTACTGGCGGGCCGGGTTGGTGCCGATGCGGCTGGTGGTGCCGTGGCGCCACTCGGTCTGGCGCTGGAATTCCTGGTAGGCCAAAGTGTGCAGGCTGAACACGAACATGCCCAGGGACATCATCATTGCGGGTTACTCCGTATCGCGCAGGCTGCTGCGCAGGCGCTGGGCCTTGTTGCGTTCGCGCTCGTCCAGCAGGCGGTTGAGCATGCGCTGCAGGTCGGCTGTGTCAGCGCCTGGGCCGGCGCTGATATTGATGGTGATGGTGTCGCCCTGGATGATGGTGCTGCCGCCTGCGCTGGCGGCGCTGATCGGCGGGCGGCGGTCGAACTGCAGGGGCGCCTGGTCGGCCATGGCCGGGGTGCCGAAGCCAATACCCAGGGTGGCGGCGCCGGCGGCGGTGAGCTGCTTGGCGGTGCTGGCCACCTGCTTGAGCACGGCGCCTTCACCCTTCGCCAGGCCCTGGCCAAGGCCGGCCATGGTGAAACCGCCGAGCTGGGCGAACACGCGTGAAGGGCTGTGGATGCCCAACTTCTGCTTGAACCAGCCGATGGCTGCCCCGCCGGCACTGGTGATAGCGTCCTTGACGCGGCCCAGGCCAGCGGTGATGCCGCGCACCAGGCCCTGCATGAGCATGCCGCCGAAGTCGGTGAACCTGGCGGGCAACTCGACGCCCAGGTAGCTGAGCACGCCCGCGAAGGCGCGGTAGAGCAGGCCCAGCGGGCTGAAGTTGATCAGGGTAGCGATGATGCTGCCGATGCCACCGGAGAACCCTGCCTTGAGTTCTTCCCACAGGCCGGCCATGTAGGCCTTCACGGCGTCCCAGTTCTGGTAGATGAGGTAGGCGCCGCCCGCGAGCACGGTGATGAGCAGGCCGATGGGGTTGGCCAGGGCCAGCCGACCCATCCAGAGCAGCGCGGTGCACACAGTTTTCAGGGCCGTCACCAGGCCGAGGCTTTTGATGCCGAGCAGCATCATGCCGAAGCGGACCATGGCGAATGGGCCGAGGATGCTGGCCAGGGCCAGGGTGATGCTGCCCATGACGGCCATGAGCAGGCCCAGGCCGGCGACGGTCTTGGTGATTTGTGCGGTGAGCACGGGGTTTTCCCGTACCCAGGCGCCGATGCGGCCGACCATAACGGTGAGGCCCTGCACGAATTCGCGCAGGGGGCCGTTCTGCTGGTCGAATAGCTCGATGCGCACCTCATCGAGGCCGGAGAACAGTTCGTCCAGGTCGCCGGTGAGGTTGTCGGCCATGATCTTGGCGGTGCGGCCGGCGGCGCCGGCGTGGTCTTTCACCACGTCCAGGTACTTGAGGATGCCACCGGCGCCGGCTTGGTTGATCAGCTCGGCCATGCCGGCGGCGGGTTCCTCGCCGAAAATGGCCTTGAGGTACTCCAGGCGGTCACCGGTGCCCATTTTCTCGGTGGCCTTGGCCACGTCGCCGAGCACGGCGGTGATGTCGCGGATGTTGCCGGCCGAGTCCTTGGCGCGGATGCCCAGCTTCTTCATGGCCTTTTCGGCGGGGCCTACCGGTGCAGCCAGGCGCAGCAGCATGGCGCGCAGGGTGGTACCGGCCTGGCTGGACTGAATGCCGACGTTGCCCAGCAGGCCGGCCATGGCGGCGGCCTGCTCCAGGCCCATGCCGGCGGATGCGGCGACCGGGCCCACGTACTTCATGGTGTCGCCGAGCATCTCCAGGCTCATGTTGGAGGTGGTGAACGCCTTGGTGAGCACGTCGGCGACCATGCCCATCTGCGCCGGGTCGATGCGGAAGCCGCCGAGGATGTTGGAGGCGATATCGGCGGTGCGGCCCAGGTCCATGTCGCCGGCCTTGGCCATGTCGAGCAGGCCGGGCATGGCGTCCTGGATGGCCTTGGGCGTGAAGCCGGCCATGGCCAGGAAGGCCTGGCCACTGGCGGCGTCGCCGGCGCTGAACATGGTTTCGGCGCCCAGCTTGCGGGCTTGGGCGCGCAGCGCGGCGAGTTGCTCGTCGCCCTTGTCCAGGCCGGTTAGGGCCTGCACCTTGCTCATGGTGGTATCGAACTCCAGGCCCGGCGCGAGCAGGCGCTGCATGCCGAACAGGATGCCGGTACCTGTGGCCATACCGCCAGCGCCGCTGGCGGCCATGCTGCCGGCCAGGCCCTGGGTTTTCTCGTACTGGGCCTTGGCGCGGGCCAGGCGCTGCTGCTGGACGGTGATGCGCTTCAGGCGGTTCTCATGCTTGACCAGCTCGGCGTTGGTGGCGGCGAGTTTGGCCTTGAGGTCGCGTTCGCTGGTGCTGAGGTTGCGGGTGCTGATGCCGGCTGCGTTGAGCCTGGTGCGCAGGTTCTGCAACTGGGTCTGGTTGTGCTGATGCTCGCGCTTGAGGGCGCTGGCCTGGCGGATGGCGGCTTGCAGGTCGCGGGTCATTTGCTGGGTGGGCACGCCCGTGGCCTGCATCTGTTGGCCAAGGGCCTTGACGCGCTCGCGAGCAGCCTGCAGGGCGTCTTCGGTCTGCTTGGCGGCGGTGCGCTGCGTGCGCCAGGCGCTGATGTCCTTCTGTTGAGCGTTCAGTTCCTTGAGCCGGTCGCGCGTTTCCTTGAGGGCGCGGCCGGCGCCGAGGGTGCCGCCCTGAATCTTTTTCAGCGGGGCGGTGACGCGATCGAGCGCGGAGAGCAGGACGGTGAGTTGCAGCTTATTTGCGGCCATCGGCCTGACTCCGTGCACGGGCGCGCTCGCGCCATTCCATGAGTTCCGTAACGGTGAGGGCATCCATGTCCTGGGGCGCCCAGTGGAAGACGATGGCCAGGTCGGCCATGGCGTCTTCTACGCGTTGAGGGAGGCGCTGATCTCCTCGCGCTGTGCTTTCTTCAACAAAAAACCGGCCACCTTGGCCGCGACGTCGAGCAGGTCGGCCGGGTCCATGCGGCCGATCTCCTGGTCGGTGAGGGTGGGGTTGCTGATGCGCGGCAGCACCTTGCGCACGGCGGTGACGTCGAGTTGCAGCAGCTCGGCGAGGGAGACGCCGCGCAGCTCGCCGGCGCTGGGCTTGCGCAGGGTGAGGTGGGAAATGGTGGTCTCGCCGCGGCTGATTGGCGTATCCAGCTCGACCTGGGCTTCGTTCGGGTTGGTTTCTTGGGTGACGGTTTCAGGGGTGGCCATGGGGGCTCCTTGGGATGTGCGCGAAATGTTTACAGGCCGACGGCGCGGCGCTGGGCCTCGAGCAGGTCGGTGCCGTCGACGAGGAAGACCATGTTGAGCAGGTCGATTTCGATCTCGACGCGGCCGTCTACCACGAGCTTGTAGTAGCTGCAGGTGGTGGTGATGCTGTGTTCGGTGTCTTCGCCGGGCTGGGCGTCGCCGAAGCTGATTTCCTCATGACGGCCCCGCACGACGACTTCCACGGCCTGGGTCTCGCCGGTGTCGTCGCGCTGGTAGGCGCCGGCCCAGCGCAGCATCACGCCGCTGGCCGAGGTGATGCCGTACTGGCGCACCGCGATCAAGTCCATGCCGCCGAGCGACCACTCGACCTGCAGGCCGTCATCGCCGAAGCCGAGGTCGACCTTCACGGGGCCGTCCATGCCGCCGCCGCGCCAAGCTTCCATCTTGCGGGTGAGGTTGGGCAGGGTGACGGTCTTGCACACGCCCTGGTAGCTGCCGCCATCGTTGAACAGGTTCATGTTTTTCAGTTTGCGAGGCATGGCCATGGGGGCGTGCTCCTAGATGCGATGGGCGCCGGGTCAGGCGGTGATGCTGCTGGCGAAGTCGGCCAGGTAGCGGTCGGTGATGCGCTGGCGCAGGGTCAGGTCCTCGAGCGGGGGCACGGGCGTGTAGTCGTAGTCGATGTACAGCTTGCCGGCCTTGAGCGTGTCCTTGGTGTTGGCTTCGGGGTCGTACCAGCATTCGCCGTCGATGATGTAGCCGCCGGCCTTCAGTTCGCGGAACTTGGCGTTGATGCCCTCGATGATGTCGCGCACCAGGGAGGGGTGCAGGGGCTTGTCGACGGCCCAGAAATGCCCCTCGGCCATGGTGTCGGCCAGCACCTGGGCGGTGCGGGTGTAGTTCTCGAAGGCGAACAGCGGATCTTCGGAGCAGGTGCGCGAGCCCCAGAAGCGAAAGCCGCTGTGGTTGATCAGCGTGGTAACTTCGCTGGCGTTCAGCAGGTTGGCGTCGGTGGCGGGGTTCTGCAGGTCCCAGAACACGTCGGCGCTGATACCTGTCACGCCATTGACGGCGACGTTGGAGAGCGTCTTGTGCCAGCCCTGCTCGGTGTCCAGCTTGGCGCGCAGGCCCAGGGCGACGGCGACTGCGGGTGCGGTGACGGTCTTGTTCTCAGTGGTGCTCCAGGCCTGGAAGTCCGGCCAGACGACCATGACTTCGCGAGCACCGAAGCCAGCTCGGTAGGCGATGGCTTCCTCCTTGGTCTGGCAGCCGTTCGCGGAAACGTAGGCGAAGGCGCGCAGCTGCTGGGCAATGGCGACCAGCGCGGTGGCGACGGGCAGCGGATCGAGCCCGGGCACGCCAAGGATGCGCGGGGTGACGCCGAGCTGAGACTTGGCAGCCAGCAGGGCTTTCATGCCGGTGTATTTGCCCTGGGCGTTGGTGGTGCCGATGAGTTTGCTGGTGAGGTCGGCGGCCTGTTCTTCCTCGGAGTCGCCGACGCCATCGGCCACGCGCACCACGACGGTGACGGGTTTGGTCTGGTCGGCGATGGCCTGCAGGCTGGCGGCCAGGGTGCCCTGGGTGCCGGCCTTGGCGATGGCGGCCTGCACATTGGTGAGCAGCACGGCCTGATCGAGCGGGAAGGCGTCGGGATCAGCATCGGATGCGGTGCAGACCAGGCCGACGACAGCGGTGGAAACGGTGCGGATGGGGCGGGTGCCGGCGTTGATCTCGAGGACTCGGACGCCGTGCAGATATTCATCGGCCATGGGGGGTGCCTGCGCGTTGAGAAATGACAGGGCCAAGCCTGACGCGCGCGCGGCCGCTGGGCGAGCGGCGGGGGTTGTAGGCGAGGCGGCTACAAGGTGCAGGCGAAAAAAAGCCCGCGCGATGGCGGGCGAACCCTCCCCAGGGTGTTCAGGCGGCCGGGCTGGCCGGCCATTCGATGCTGTGCGGGTAGCCTTCTTGCTGCTCGATGCGGTTGAGGGCGATGCGGTAGCGTTTCCACGCCAGCAGCGCGGCCTGCTCGGCTTCGGTGGCTTCGCCCAGGTCTACTGCATCCTGTAATGGGGCGATGGCCTGGGTGGCGACCTGCAGCAGCTGGGTGCACCTGGCGGTGGCTTGGCTGATGAGTTGTTCGGTGCTCGGGGGTGGCGGCGCTTGCAGGATGGGCTGGCCCGACTCGTCCGGCACGATGAGCTGGCCTGCGGCGTTGCCTGCGAGCAGCTCGGCGTGGCGCTCGGCGGTAATTTCCTCGGCGTCTGGTGGCAGCAGGCAGGCGTGGTTCGGCATTTCGATTAGGGGAGGCTGCGCGGTCTCGTCGGGTAGCTCAATGACGATTGGCTGGTCTGTCTCGTTGAGGCCTGCCCCTTCAGGCAGCGGATCGCCGGGTTGGACCATGATGCTGATCAGCGGCCGCTGCCAGTCCGGGTCGGGAACACTCAGGGTACGGGTACCGTGGATGCGGGTGTCATAGAACCCGCCGTCTGTAGGGCTGAAGTAGATGGTCATTTTAATATCCCCAGGCTTCCCAGTTGGCAGGCGAGGCAGCAGCGTCGTTGTAAATGGCGAATGTCGCCCGTGCCCAATTGGTAGTGAGCATCGACGGCCCGTTGGTGCTGTCGGGACCGCGCATTCCTGCGGCATGCGCGCCCAGCATTGCATTCGGGAATGTGACAGGCAGGGTGATTGTGACGCCGCCGTCATTGCCGATATTCCCGGTCTGGCCCCATTGGCGGATTAACCCCGTATCGGCACAGCGCCACCAACCTGTGCTACCCAGGTTCGCCGTGCTTCGGGGCGCCCCACCGAGGTCGCAGCGGGTCCACGCTGACCATGCGCCCTGATAGCTCGAACGCGCGAAAACCCTCACGCTGCCATCGGCCAGCGGCGTGTACTGCACTGCGATCTGGCCGCGGTTCGTTGCTTCGCCGATGCCGGCATAGAACGTCGTGCTGATGTGCCAGTAGTAGGCGGAGTCGGGCGTATTGGCGTGGTTGCTCAGGATGACGGGAGTTACAGCCAAGTTGGGGTCTTGGTTATTCGGCCCCTGGTTCACGCCGCGCACGGCGGTGTCGAGGTGAGTGGCTGAAACGGTGCCGGCGACTATGTTCGAGCCGTTAAGCAGCGCCGCCAGCGGGGCGAGGCCGCCACCACCGTTGGCGAGCACTTCCAGTCCGGCACCTCGGTGTGTCAACAGGGTAGCCGTGAGGCCCTCGCGGTGAAACCCCAGGGTGACCGGAGTGCCGGCGCCTGCATCGCTCAGTTCGAGCTGATTGACGCCGTAATTGGGCGTAGCGCCTTGGTCAGTGGCGATAACCAGGCGCCCAGCCATCCGCCCGCCGGCCAGGTCGAGTTTAACGGCGGGATTGAAGTTGCCACTGTGATAGACCTCCCTCGTGGGCGTCCATTGGCCCGCACCTACTACACTGCGCACCAGCACGCGCGGTTCGGCGGTGCCTTGTTGGAAGCCCAATTGCCCCGCGTAGCCCGCGGAGCCATAGGGAATGTTCACCAGGCCTACGTACGGGGCGAAGCTGGTTGCCCCCTCGCCGAAATAGTAAAAGCCGCCGGGCAAGCCAATGGTATCGATGGCTCCGACCGGGGCTGCGCTCCCTCCCAGACCGTACTCGCCTCTGCCCAATTTGCTAGCGAGAGCCTCAGCCAGGCCAGCCACCCCCGCAAGGGGGACGTTGAACAAGCCCGAACCATCCCCCCTCAGAACGCCGCTGACGGAAACGCCATAGCCGCCCGGATCGCTGCTCGACCTGACGCGTAGGGCCCAGCCACCCAAATGCCCCAGGAAGCCCACACCGTCGGCGTCGTGCCAGAGGTAGCCGCGGCGGGTGCCGTCGGGGCTGTGCATGTCGATGACTGCCGTGGATCCACCTTGGCTGAGGATGGTGCCGGTCATGGTGCCACCGCTCAACGACAGCTTGCCGGCCAGGGCGTTGACCATGGTGGTTGCGAAGTTGGGGTCGTCACCGATGGCGGCGGCCAGCTCGCGCAGAGTGTTGAGGGCTTCCGGCGATGAGTCGACCAGGGCGTGGAAGGCACGCATGACGAACTCGGTGGTGGCCAGTTGGTTGTTGCTGACTGCGAGCGGCGGCGTGGGGGCGGTGGGTGCACCGGAAAAACCAGGGCTGTGCAGCGGGGCTTTCGCATCCAACGCTGCGACCAGGCCAGTGACCGCAGACAGTGGAATGACGCCATGGGCTGCCAGTGACAGGGCCGCGGCTGTGATGTTGTTGGTATTGAGTGCAGTGCTGGCGACCACCTCGACCTCCCCCGCAATAGCCAGCTCGCGTGCACGGGGCTCACGGCTCCAGCCACGGTACATGGCGTACTCACCACCGTAGGCGTTGCCTTTGTACGCTGTCACGCCCAGACGCGGGATGTAGACGGTGCCGCCGAAATCGATGCGGATATCGACCAGGCCGGCGTTGCTGCTGAGAAAGACCTTGAGGCCGCCGGAGAGCGGGGCATTGACGCCGCTGAGCAGTGCAAGTGGGATGTAGAAGCGGCCCTCGTAGAAGTACCAGCTAAGGTGCATTTCGAAAGGGCTGGTGTAGCCGTTGACGGCCCCTTTAAACGTGAGATGCGGCATCAGCCCGCTGCTGGCCGGCAGGTTGGTTCTGATCAGGAGGCCGCTGATCTGTTCGGAATTAGTGATGTCGAGGCATTCGACAGTGAATGCGCCGACCTGGGCCTTGCCCCGAATCTGCACGTCGTCGGTGATGTTGTAACCCGCCAGGGACGTTGCCTTGTTGGCCTTGGTGTCGAGGGCTTCAGCTAACGCCTTACCTTGTCGTGCCGTGAGGGCCTTGGCGTGGCTGGTGCTGGTAAGGCTGTCCTCTAGCATGACCACGCCGGCGACAGTGGTGGTGGCCGGGGGATTGATGAACGCAACATCGCCGAACTGGATAGCGGCCGTGCCCAGCGATTCGAGAATGATGTCGGTTGCCAGCAGCAAGGTGGAGGCGGGCGCCTTCTGGATGATCCAGCCCTCGGCCGGGAGCTGGGAGTAGACGGCGATAAGTGTGCCTTTGTCGCTGATCAGACCGAATTCGCCGACATCGTAGGTTGCGCTGGATTCGTCCAGCGCCATCACGTGGATGGTGTCGTCGGCCACGGCGGTGCCCGCGATGCTGCTCAAGCGCTTGATCTCGGCCTGCAGGGCCGTCTGGCTCTTGCTCGGGCTGTAGCGCCCGGTGCCGAGTGCCACGGCGGCGATGGTGACCTTGGCGGTGCCGGTGTTCTCGGCGGCGATGATCTCTGCCCGGCCGGCGTCGGTGATGGTGATGGGTAGGGCCATTCAGGTTGCCTCGCACTGGATACGGCGGTAGGTGACGGCGCGGGCTGCGCCGCCCAGGCCCATGCCGCCCGAGGCGGCCAGGCCGATGGTGAGGGTGAAGTGCGAGCGCACGGGCTTGGTGCGCTCGATTTCGGTGATGACGTCTTGCTGGTACTCAACGGTGTTGGGCACGCCGGCGCCGAGAGTGAGGGTGAGCGCGAAGGTGTGGGGCTCGCCCTTTGGTTCGGTTTGCCACCACTCGCGGATGGCCAGGCTGGAGCCGAAGCTGCGCACCACGTCGCGCACGGACTTGGCGGTGCCCTTGCGGCGCTGGATTTCCACGGCCATGCGGATGCGCTCGCGCTTCACCGCCTCGGGCCAGTAGGGCTGCCAGCTGTCGAGCGAGAGCGTCCATGCCAGCCAGGGCAGCAGGTGGGCCGGGCAGGTGTTGGGGTTCCACAGTTCGCGCAGGGGCACGGCCTGGGTGGTGGCACGGGCCTGGACCTGCTCGAGGGCGCGCTCGAGGGCGGTGGCGTTGGGCGGCAGCAGGCTGCGCACGTTACTCATCCAGCCCCCCATCGCTCAGGTTGATGGCGGCGCAGTAGGTGGCGGTCTGGCGGTCGACCACGATGCTGGCAGCCGGGCTGTGCAGCTCGACGCGCTGCACGCCCTGCTGGTGCAGGGCGGCGTGCAGGCCGGAAATAGTGACGTCGCGGCCCAGGCGGTGCTGGGCGTCGGCGTAGGCCGTCGCGGCGGCGCGGGCATTGGCCATGACGACTTCGCGGTCGGGGCCGGCGTAGAAGTAGAGTTTGGCGTCGATGGCGTATTCGCTGATGGCGGCGGCCTGCACCTGCACGTGGTCGGTGAGGGGGCGCACGGATTCGTCGGTCAGGGCCGTTTCGACGCTGGCCAGCAGCTCGGGCGAGGCGACGCCGGAGCCGGTGCGCGACAGCACGGTGACAGTTACCACCCCGGGGCTGGGGCTGGTGGCCGAGGCGTCGAGCACTTCGCCGCTCGCGCTGAGGGCGTGGAAGATGTAGGCGCCTTCCGGGCCGGCCGTGCTGAGGCCTTCCAGCGAAAGTTGAATGCGGTTGCGCAGGGCGCTGTCGGTCTCGTACTCGGCGGCCACGGGCGGGAAGGTGCTGGCGTCCGCCGGGGTGATGAGCAGGCGCTGCACGCCGAACAGGGCGCCCAGGTTTTCAAGGTCGTCGCCCAGGGCGTAGGGCAGCATGACGGCCTGGGCGGCCTCATTGATGCGCTGGCGCAGCAGCAGCTCGCGGTAGGCGGCGACCTCGAGCAGCTTGATGGCCGGGTCGGATTCCAGAAACTGGTCCATGGCCGGGTAGCGCTCGGCAAAGTCGGCCAGCAGGGCGCCGAGAATCTGCTCGTAGTCCAGGGTTTCGACAACGCTGGGCGCCGGCACCCGCGACAGGTCTATGGCGGTGAAGCTCATGCGGCGGCCCCCATCGCGAGTGGAATCTGCAGGTTGTAGGCCTGGTTGCTGTCGACCGGCGTGCCTTCGATGTCGACCAGCACGCGGCCCGGCTCGGCGCCCAGGCTGAAGGCGATGCGCGTCAGGCGCAGCCGCGGCTCCCAGCGCATGAGCGCCATGGCGGTGGCGGCGTAGCAGAGCTGGCGGGTGTGGTCGTTGAACGGCTGGTCGATCAGGAACGGCAGGTTGCTGCCGTACTCGCGGCGCATCACGCGGCTGCCGAGTGGCGTGGTGAGGATGTCGGCGATTGACTGGCGCAGGTGCTCGGTGGCGTCCAGGGCGAGGCCGGTGGTGCGGGAGAGGCCGGTCATTGCGGCTTGCCCGTTGCCGATGGCCCAGGCTGCACGCCGCTGTGCAGGTGCTCTATCAGGCTGATGCCGGCGGCGGTCACGTCGCCGCTGGCAACCACCTGGCCGTTGATGGTCACGTTTCCGGTGATCGTGAGGCCACCGGGGGCGGTCAGGGTGATCTGACCGCCGGCCGGCAGGGTGGCCAGCAGGGTGTGGCTGTCGGTGTCGTAGTCGATCACCGCGCCGTCTCGATAGCGGCGGCGGTGGCGGGTAGGGCTGGCGTCTGGTGCTGGGTGGGCATTGCTGTAGAGGCCGATCAATACGACGCCGGCGGTGTGCTCGCCGGATGGCGAGAACAGCACGCACTGTTCGTTGACGCTAGGGGCGTGCCATGCCTGGTCTGTGCCGGCCCGCTCGGCGATCCAGGGCAGCCAGCCGGTGAGGATGCCGCCGGATTTCACGCGGCAACGGGCGTTGGCGTGGTCGACCTGGGCAATGGTGCCCAAGCGGATCAGGTTTTCGAGGCGGCGGGTGAGGTCGGCGGTGTTCATGCGCCGAGGATGGCGCCCTCGCGCGAGGGCTGCAGCAGACTGAGGTTGTAACAGGGGCCGCTACAACGTGGCGCTACGTTGTGGGCTGCTCGAAAACCCAACAGCGAACGCTTTTGCCGGTGTGCTGGCTGGTAACCGGGTGGTTCTTGCGTAAGCAGCGGGGCGCCGGGCTTTGCCAAAGCGCCTGTTTCAGGGTGTTGTCCACGCGCAGGGGCTGGCCATGCTCGATCAGCAGGCGGGAGATTTCTGGCAGGTTGATGGCCAGCACATTAGCGTTGCTGGCGTGGTTGTAGGCCACGCCCTTTTGCTCAAGCACCGCCAGGGCGGCCCAAAATTCGGCGAGCACGTCCGGCACGGCTGGGGCGGCGTAGCCGAGGCTGTCGATGGCCGGGGTGGGGAGACCCATGGCGCGGGACACTTCGTCTAGCTGCTGATGGATCATCTGACGCATGCCGGCATCACGGGTGCGCAACAGCTCCTTGCCCAGCGCCAAGCGATGTCGGGACATGGCGATACGCTGGTTGACGGGCTGGGCGCCGGGACGGGTGGCGCTGCCTTTGATCCAGTAGTCCCAGAGAGCGTCGTCGCATTCGTTTTGGTACCGAACGATCTTGTCGCGTAGTTCAGGCTTTACCTTGTTGGGGCTGATGGTCATCAACCACGAAGCGAGTTTGCGTAGGGGCAAGCAGGAAGATATCTGTGGCCCACCTACGGAAGGTGTGGTGATTTCCACCATACCCCAGCGGTCAGAATTGGCTTTTAACTTCACATGCTGGCTTTTCCAGTCCAGCCCCATGTTGCTAACAACCGATTTCATCGCCACGTATGGGTGATCATCTTGGCCTAGCAGAACGACGGTGTCTTCGTAAAACGGTACGGAGATCAGTTGCTGGACTGCGCTCATAAGGTGACTCCCTGTCAGGCGGTGCGATGGGCCATGGCTTCTATAGCACGCTGGAAGAACTGCTGTTCACCCTTGTCGAGCTTGCGCAGGTTGGTCAGCAGGGTGCGTTCGTCGGCGGTGAGAATCAGGCGGGCGAGGATGTGCTTGAGCATGGTGAGGGTACCTTGTGTGCGGTGCTTAATCCGCTGCCCAAACGCCAATTTGGGTGAGCGGAACCGTGTAGGTTGGCGTACCGGCCACAAGTAACCGGCGTGCCCGAAGGCACCCATACACGGCCCGCCCATAACAGGCTTGCCATGCTTCGGACACAAAAAAACCGCTCTAGGGCGGTTGTGTCCGCCTTGTGGTTACGAGACGCCAATCTCGTGTCGCTGATTTTGCAGCGACGGGCGAACGATAGCGCTGATGCCTGGGAGCGTCAACGGTGCAGTGATACTGCACCTTGTACCTCAGCCGGTGAGGTGTTCGAGCAACTGATCGCGGATGGCGTCCAGCTCGGCCGGAGTGAAGCCCAGTAGTTCTCGGCGCTCGTAGCGCACGTCAGCCTGGCCGCGGCCGGGGCGGTCGTTCAGCCCTTGCTGGTGCACACGGGCGATGCGAGCGGCACGTCCGAGGAAAGCGATGGATACCCTGTCGGCGTTGCTCTGCAGCTTGAGCAGCTTGGCGGTGCGCAGCTTGGCGAACATGGTGCGGCGGATGCGGCCGCGCTTGCCGCGCAACTGCTTGCGAGACTTGCGCGGGGCGTAGGCGGTGCCGTCCGGGTTGCGCTGGGTGGCGATGCGCTGCTGCTGGCTGCGGCGCAGGTTGCGTGCCACACGCTGGGTGAGCTGGCGGCGCTCGGTGGGGCCGAGCTTGGCCAGCAGGGCGCCGGCCCAGTCTTCCAGGGCGTTGAGGTTATCGGCCACGGCGAGGCATCGGGTGCGGGGTTTCGATGTCCACGCCCACCGGCTCGCCGCTGGCGAATTCGGCCAGCACCTGGCCGTCGCCGATCAGTTGCACAGTGGCTTGCGGCAGGTGCGGCGTAAGTGGCGGTTCGTCCGGGTGCTCGATGTGCAGGGTGCCGTTGCTCTGGCGTTTGACGATGATGCGCTCGCTCAGGGGCAGGGTGAGGGATAGGTCGACGCTGCCGGCGTCGAGGACGTCGACATCGAAGCCGATGGCGTCCTTGCCCTTTTCCAGGTTGGTGAGCAGGTCGGCCTGGTTGACCAGCAGCCAGGCCAACAGCGGCACGCTGACGGCGTCGGGCGAGCCCGGGAAGTCGGTGAGGATGACGTTGAGCTGGTAGTCGTAGGTGAAGGACAGGCCCGGCGCGCTGGTGGCGCGGATATGGCCGTTGTCGACGAAGACCAGCAGCCGGTCGGGGTTCTGGCGCAGCGCGGGGATGCTGGCGAGCAGGTGGGCGCGCAGGCTGTTGGGTTTTTTCACGGGGCGGGCCTCTGCTGGTTGTGCTCGAACACGGCATCGATCTGGGCGGCGCAGTCGGCCCAGGCGGCGAGCAAGGCGTCGTGGTCGTCGCTGAGCCCGCCGTTATCGACTGGCGCCGCCGCCGGCAGCTGACAGCGCGTCACGACCGGACAGGAATGCACGGTAACCCGCGGCTCCGGTGATGGCGGGGCGCTGGTGCAGGCGGCGAGTGAGAGCAGGCAGAGGCTGAGCAGCCCAGTTCTGAGCAGGTGGGTCATTGCGGACGGTCTCCTTTTTCTGCACCTGGTGCGTGGCGTTGGCCTGCTGCAGGTCGGCGCGGGTGTTCTGCAACTGCTGCTGGGTCTGGCGCTGGGTGGCGATGTCGGCGCCCATGGCGACGATCTGCAGGGCCTGGCGAGCGTTGCGTTGCTCGAGCGTGGTGATTCGCTCGGTGGCCAGGGCCTGCTGGGCTTGGGCGGCCTGGCTCTGCTGGTAGCTGCCCCAGATGAGCAGGGCGATGGCGGCGAGCAGGGCGAGGCCATAGGCGGCTTGGCGCAGGGTCGTCACGCTGCGACCTGCTGGCCGCAGCCACAGCCGGCGTGGCGCTCGTAGGCGCGCTGCAGCTTCACGTCGTACAGGTTGCGGGCGTAGTTGGGGCCGTTGTAGCGCTTGGCGAAGTCGGCCCACTTGCGTGCCTTGAGGGCCTTGTGCAACGCCCGATCGGCTTCGATAAAGGAGACGAAGGCGTTGAACTGCTGGTTCTCATCCTGGGCCATGGCCGCTGCGAACGCCTGCACACTGGCATAGCCGAGGGCGCTGGCATGAAACCCCATGATCTGGAAGGCGCCCCAACTGGCGGACTCGAGCGCGGCGGTGTCGTCGAGCTGGCGGGCCTGGGCCAGGCGCTGGTGCTCGGCTGCGCCGCCGGCGTAGCCGCCCGGGCGGCGGTTGACCAGGTTGGGGAACTCGGTGGCGAGCCGGTCCGCACGGGCCTTGAGTAGGCCAGCGTCGTCCGCGGCGCTGCGCGGGGTGCTGAGCTGGCGATACATGATGTGGCGCTCGAACAGGATGGCGGGCTTGCCGTTAGCCAGGAAGCCGGCGCCGGCGGACTCCACCTCGTTGACGGCGTAGACGGTGGCCAGGTCGACGCCCAGGCGCTGGGCGGCAGCGACCATGGCAGCGTTGGACAGCAGGCGGGAGCAGTCGGCGCCGGCCAGCGCGGCCTGGGTCTTGGGGCCGGCCGCGCCGTCGACCACGAGGCCCGCCTTGAGTTGGAAGGCGCGCACGGCCTTCTCGGTCGCGTCGCCGAAGTCGCCGTCCGGGTACAGGGTAAAGCCGCGCGCGCTGAGGGCGGCCTGCAGGTGCCTGACGGCTTGGCCACGGTCGCCGTGGCGCAGGGTGGTGGGCTGGGTCATGGGGTATCAACCTTGCGTTGTGCGAAGCGTTGCAGTAGGGCGCGGATGGAGTCGGCGCCCAGCAGGCCGATGACGCCGCCGAAGAAGGGCGCGGCTTCGAGCGGAATGCCGATCAGCGACAGGCCGTTGCTGGCCGCCAGGGTGATCAGCCCGCAGATGAAGCCTTCGCCCAGGGCACGGCGCAGGCTGCCGCCGCTGTAGATGAGGCGGGCCGCGGCCAGGGCCGCGGAGAGCACGGCGGCATAGACCAGCGGGTGGTGGCTTTCGAGCCAGGCCATGAGGAAGGCCCAGGTTTCCGGTCGGTCAGGCATTTTCATGGTTCCTTTGCCCTGTGGTGGTGGTCAGTCCCATAGGTTCACCGCTTGCTGTTCAGGCTGCGGCGCGGTTTCCGGCAGGGTCACGCTGTGGCCCTGCGGCAGGTAGGGGCCGATGTCGGCGAGGCCAGGATTGGCCTGTAGCACGGCCTCGACGACGCCGGCGGTGCGGCCGTAGTGCCGCCAGCAGAGGGCGTCGAGGGTTTCGTTCTGGTGGGCGCGCAGGGTGGCCATCACAGCAGCTCCACGGTGGTGCGGCTGACGCCGAGCAGGTCGCGGAGGGCGAAGCGGCTGTCGCGGCGGTAGTCGTCGATGGTGGGGGTTTCTTCCTCGGCCTTGGCGGCGCCGCTGTTGGTGGCGTCGAAGCTGCGGTAGCGCTCGGCAAGTTCGGCGCTGGTGGCGCTGTAGATGGCGCGCTGGTAGAGGATGGCGAGGATGCTGCGCTCGCCGATCTGGTCGGCGGGCACGGCTTCCAGGCTGGTGTGCCCCTGGGCCTGGTAGCGCAGCTTGCGCGCCACCAGCTCACGGTTGGCGGTGACCATGGCGTTGACCACGGCGGTTTCGAGGCGGGCATCGGTGACGTTGCTGTTGATGCGCTGGGCGTCGCGCAGGTCGGCGATGTCGATGTCCGGCCAGAAGCCGTCGTTGGTGATGAGGTGCTGGAACGGCGCTGCAACGCTGCCCGCTACGAATGCGCTCATGGGTTACCTCGAGTCGGCGGTGGTCGGGGCTTCACAGGGCAGGGAAGGAGAAACCCTGTCTGATCCGCCCCGAGCCGCCGGGCGCGTGGGGACGCTCGGTTAGCCGGTGATGCCGGCGTGTTTCTTCAGGAGGCGTTCGACGCGCTCCAGATCCTTTTTGCCGCCGCAGTTGGTGTGCAGCTCGATGGCGCGGGCCAGATCCTGCTTGGCCATGAGCAACAGCGGCAGGGCGTCGACCGATTCGGCGTCGTCCGCTACCAGGGCGGAGGCGGCCTTGCCGATGGCCAGGTGCAGCTTGGCACGGGCTTCGTCGGGCATGTCCTCGTTGGCGGTGGCGGCTTCGGTGCGCAGCAGCAGGGCCAGGTCGAACGAGCCGCTGGCTTTCTGCAGCTTGATGGCGACGTTGGCGATTTCCTCGGCTACGACGCAGCCGAGGGAGCGCTCGAACTTGTCGGGCATCTTGAGGCCGTAGGGCAGCGCGTATTCGGCGATGTCCAGGGCGCCGGCGTAGTCGCCCACGTCGATGCGCCACAGCATGATGGTGGTGAGTACGTCGTCCTGGGCGCCCTTGCCGGCGCTCAGTACGCCGTCGACGTATGGCGCGTAGTCCGGCAGGAGCTTGCGCTTGGTGTCGGCCTTGCCTTCCTGGCTCTGTATCTTCTTGAGCTGCTGTTTGTGCTGGTGGAGCTGGGCTTGCACCAGTTCGTAGGCGGTGGCGCCTTCCATGGTCAGGGCGGTGCCCTGCACCGCAGCTGCCTCGATGGCAGCTGTGGCCTGCTGGAAGTGACGCTTGGCAGGGCTCAGTGCCATGGCGATCAGGCCTCCAGCAGTTCGATGTTTTCGATGAGGCAGCCGAGGCCGTAATCCTCGACGACGTAATCGTCGTTGCTGGACTCGAAGTTCTCGATGCGGTTCTTGCTCGGGTTTTCCTGGACGTGGCGGCGGCGCCCGCTGATCTGCCAGTAGATGGCCAGGTTCTCCAGGCTGGTGATGAGCATCGCGCCGTCCGGCACGTGCGGTACTTCGACCGGTTGCTTACCGCCCATGCGCTTCTGAGAAATGATCATGTCGGTGGCCAGCTTCTCGGAGGCCGCCTGTTCCTTGTTGATCAGCGGGAAGTATTTGTCGTGCACCAGGTTGCTGCCGAGGATGACGACCAGGCCGGTGTCCTTGCGGTGCCAGGGGTCGATGAGGTTGGCCACGGCGTCGAACACCAGGGCGTCCAGGTTGTTGTAGTCGGCGGTAGCACCGTTGCCGATGACGACCTTGTTTCCGGCCTTTCCGCTCTTGAGAACGCGCTGCGGGGCTTGGTTGCGGTACTTCTGCAGCCAGCCGATGTTGACATCCTGCAGCAGCGGGTTGGTGGCGCGGTTGGTGGTGGCAGCAGCGCTAGTGCCGTTGAAGCCGATCATGATTCGGTCCAGCGCCTGGCGCTTGAGGATGGCGTCGCGCAGGCGGGCCTGGAAGTCGGGGAACTTGGCCCAGGCGTCCAGCTGCGCATAGCGCACAGCGGTGTCGAAGTCGGTGTGGCGGCACTCGTAGCCGTCCTTGCTCAGGTCGGAAACGTCACGCGGTACGCGCACGCCGTCGCCGGTGGTGTCGGTACGCCCGGCGATGGTGCTGCTGACGCCCAAGCCGACTTTCTCGCCTTTGAGTTCGTCGACGCCGATCATGCCGATACGGCCGAGGAACTCGCTGGATTCCTGCATGCGGGTTTCCAGACGCTGCTGGACGGTGGGGTCGACGGCGAAAGTCTTGGTTGGGTCGCTGACGCCGCTCAGCTTGGCCAGCTGGTTGAGGTAGGCGTCGAAGTGTTGGCGAGTATCGTTGCGCATTGGGTTCTCCGGTGTTCCGTGGGTGTGGCTTGTCCGTGGGGATTAGCAGTCGGTGAGGGTGGCGCCATCACCACCGGTGACCGGGGGGCGCGGTTTCTGGGAATGGTCCAGGGTGCCGCCCAGCTTCTTGAGCAGGTCGGCGAAGTCGGAGGCGAGCTTGGCGTGGTCGCCCTGGAGCTTTTCTTGCGCCGATTTCACTGCGGCGAAGGCTGCGGCTTGCTCGGCGCCGTGGGTGGCCAGGTCCTCGATCAGGGTGCCGAGGGCGGCGAAATTGGCGGCGTCCGTGCCTTCCTTTTCCTTGCTCTTGCCCAGCAACTCGGTGACCTTGGTTTTCAAGGCGGCGAACATGCTGGGGGTATCGATCACTTCTTCGAACTCGAGGGCCGTTTCCGCCGCCGCCGTGAACAGGTTGCCCTCGGCCTGTTTGCGGTTGGCCAGGGTGCCGTGCTGGGCGCTGAAGCTCAGGGCCTCGGTGCCCAGGCTGGCGGGGGTGTCGGTGACGGCCAGGCCGACCAGGTAGGCCTTGCCGGTGTCGGCGAATTCGGGCTGCACCTCGATGGAGGTGTAGATTTTCTGGCCCTTCTTGTTGAGGGCGATCAGGGCGTCGTTGGGTTGCAGCTGGGCGAACAGGCCGAGCCTTTTCTCGCCATTCAGCTCGACTTCTTCGGCCTTGAGGGCGACCACGTCGCCGTAGGCGCCAAACTCACTTCCGGGGAAATACGACTTGATGTGCTCGCAATTGATGCGGGCGCCGTAGGTGCTGGGGCTGTACTGGACAGCCATCTGTTCAATCCACTTGCGCTCGATCTTGCGGCCATCGGTGGTGGCCCCTTCGGTGGCAATGCGGGTCCATTTGGAGCGGAGTTTCTTGGCGGTGGCGGACATGCGTGGGAATCCTCGGTGCGGTTCGCTGTTGGCGGGTTTCGCGTTGAGGGCATGGTCGGCAGTGGGCGAGGCGGCGGCAATGACGTGAGGTTGTAGGGCGCGGCGCTACAACGCCCGCCGGTAGGGGCTTACGCGCGCGGGCGGCAGCATCGGCGCCATGACTACGACCGCCCCCTACACGCCGACTACCGACTCCCGCCGCCAGGCAAAATTCCTGTACTGGACGGGTTGGCGCGTCACCGATATTGCCGATTACCTGGGCGAGAAAGAGCGCACCGTTCATTCCTGGAAAACCCGCGATGAGTGGGACAGGGCCGATAACGTCGAGCGGATCGGCGGGGCGCTGGAAGCGCGCCTGGTGCAGCTGATCCTGAAAGAGGGGAAGACGGGCGGCGACTTCAAGGAAATCGATCTGCTGCACCGGCAGCTAGAGCGGCAGGCGCGAATCCAGCGCTTCCAGGCGGGCGGGACTGAAACCGAGCTGAATCCGAATCTGGCCAAGCGTAACGAGGGGCCGAAAAAGCAGGCCGTTCGCAATGAGCTGAGCGAAGAACAGATCGAGACGCTGGTCGAGGCGTTCACGGATGGATGCTTCGACTACCAGCTGGACTGGTACCGGGCTGGCAACCAGCGCACACGGATGCTGCTGAAATCGCGGCAGATCGGGGCTACATACTACTTCGCGCGGGAAGCGTTGATCGACGCGATCACCACCGGGCGCAACCAGATTTTCCTGTCGGCCAGCAAGGCACAGGCGCATCAGTTCAAGAACTACATGCAGTCGTTCATGAACGAGGTGCTGGGGGTGAAGCTGACGGGCGACCCCATCGTGCTTTGGAACAACGCCGAGCTGCATTTCCTCGGTACCAACTTCCGCACCGCCCAGGGGCGCTCGGGCAACTTCTACTTCGACGAATTCTTCTGGGTGCACGGGTTCGAGGAAATCAACAAAGTGGCGTCGGGCATGGCGCTGCACAAGCACTGGCGCAAGACCTATTTCTCGACACCTTCGAGCATGGCGCACCCGGCCTATGTGTACTGGACGGGCGAGCGGCACAACAAGGGCAAGCCCACGGCGCAGCACCTGAACATCGATGTGAGCCACGAGGCCCTGCAACAGGGGCGCCGCTGCGAGGACGGCATCTGGCGGCAGATCGTGACCATCCTGGACGCCGAGGCACGCGGCTGCGATCTGTTCGACCTCGACGAGCTGCGCCTCGAATACGACGCCCAGGCCTTCGAAAACCTGCTGATGTGCCAGTTCGTCAACGACGGCGACAGCATCTTCCCGCTGACGATGCTGCAGCCATGCATGGTCGACAGCTGGGAGGTGTGGGAGGACTACAAGCCTTTCGCGCCACGCCCCCTGGGCGAGCGCCAGGTGTGGGTGGGGTACGACCCGGCCGAGTCGGGTGACACGGCCGGCCTGGTGTTGGTGGCGCCGCCGCTGGTGCCGGGCGGCAAGTTCCGGCTGGTCGAGAAGCATCAATTCCGCGGCATGGATTTCGAGGCTCAGGCACGAACCATTCAGCAGATCACCCAGCGCTACTGGGTGACCTATATCGGCATCGACACCACGGGCATGGGCGCCGGCGTGGCGCAGCTTGTGAAGCAGTTCTTCCCAGGCCTGCGCACGTTCAGCTACAGCCCGGAGGTGAAAACCCGCCTGGTGATGAAGGCTTGGGACGTTATCCGTAAAGGGCGCTTCGAGTTCGACGCCGGCTGGACGGACGTTGCCCAGGCACTGATGGCCATCCGCAAGACCATGACGCCCAGTGGGCGCCAATTCACCTACACGGCCGGGCGCAGCGATGCGACCGGCCATGCCGACCTGGCGTGGGCACTGTTCCACGCATTGATTAATGAGCCGCTGGAAGGGCAGACCACCAGTAACACGGCCATCATGGAGTTCAGCTGATGAGCGCAGAGAATGGGGCACAGGCCCTGCAAGTGAGTGGGCAGGGTGCCCGGGCTGAGGCGTTCAGCTTCGGTGACCCGGTGCCGGTGCTGGATGGTCGGGAATTGCTGGATTATCTGGAGTGCTGGGCCAATGGGCGCTGGTATGAGCCGCCGATGTCGCTGGATGGCTTGGCCCGCTCGACGCGGGCGAGCGTCTACCTGCAGTCGGGCCTGAATTTCCGTCGCAACATGCTGGTACGCACGTTCAAGCCGCATCGGCTGTTGAGCCGCCAGGCGTTCGAGCAGTTCGCTACCGACTGGGGCACCTTCGGCAATGCCTACCTGGAGAAACACGACAACATGCTGCGCAGCACCCTGGGCCTGCGGCCGGTGCTGGCCAAGTACATGCGGCGCGGTACCGACCTGGATCAGTATTACCAGGTACGCGGCTGGAAGGATGAGCACGAGTTCCGGCGTGGTGCGGTGTGCCACGTGCGGGAGGCGGACATCAACCAGGAAATCTACGGCCTGCCCGAGTGGCTGGCGGCCCTGCAGAGCGCGCTGCTGAACGAGTCGGCCACGCTGTTCCGGCGCAAGTATTACCAGAACGGCTCGCACGCGGGCTTCATCCTGTACATGACGGATGCGGTGCAGGATGAGTCGTTCGTCACCGACCTGCGCCAGGCCATGAAGGACAGCAAGGGGCCGGGCAACTTCCGCAACCTGTTCATGTACGCACCTGGTGGGAAGAAGGAGGGCATCCAGCTGATTCCGATCAGCGAGGTGTCGGCCAAGGATGACTTCGCCGCTATCAAGAACATCAGTCGGGACGATCTGCTGGCCTCGCTGCGCATTCCGCCGCAGTTGATGGGCATCGTGCCGCAGAACGCTGGCGGCTTCGGCTCGATCCGGGACGCCGCCCAGGTGTGGGCCATGAACGAACTGGAGCCGATCCAGACCAGGCTGACGCAAGTGAACGAGTGGCTGGGGGAAGAAGTGGTGCGCTTCAATGAGTTCCAGCTGCCGGCGACGGCTGCCGGTACCAACTGA